GACTCAGAGTATTTGAGAACAACAGATTTGTTCAGTCATACAATGCTGATGGATACAATGCTGATTCCAAGATTTTTGGTGGTGGTTTTGAGTTTGATGCTACCAAAGGTTGGACTGTTGGTTTCCAGTATAATAGAGTTAATATAAACCTCAATGGTGTTGATTCAATTACGCAACACAACAAAGATCACTTTGGTGTATTCAGCGAACTTAGAGGTAATACACTGACTCTGAATACAAATGCTGCGATTGCAAACAGCAAATACAATTACAACAGAACCGTAGAGGGCGTCTTCAATAATGAAGGTGCAACGACTGGTTCTGAGTGGTGGGTTTCGAATCGTTTATACTGGCATCTTCATAAAGCAATTAAACCATTTATTGGTTATACTGTGTGGAATAACAAGAGAAACGCTTATGTGGAAACTGGTTCGATTCAGTCTGCTAGAAGTGTTGAAGAATTCAATCAAACATCTCACGTTGGTGAAGCAGGTCTCAAACTTGAAACTCGTTTTGGTGGTAAGAAGAAAGACTTGTTTGGTGTCAGTGTAGAAGGTGCTTATGGTACTGATAACTCATATGGAGTTACTGCAGAAGTAGATTATAAGGAGATGTTGATTGTTGAAGCATCTCACGGTGTGAATAATGGAGTCACCAACAATTCTATTGCTGGAAAAGTTAAATTTAAGTTCTAAAAACCTAAATAAAACAGACTTCATCACACGGACTGATGGGAAACACAAAGGAAAAAGCTATGGGACAAGTGATTCGTATTGCTATTTTGAGTTGGTCTGCCGCTCTTCTGACTGCTAGCTATGCTGGTATGCTATCCAAAATGGATCCTACCTTTATTGCGACGGTCTTCACCGCTTCTGCTGCCACTTTTGGTATTAATACAATGAAGAAAGGTGGTGAGGATGATGAGAAGAAAGAAGAGCCACGCAGAGAAGCAGTTGTAGAAGCTCCTCCAGAACCACCTGCTCCAGTAGCAGAAGCACCTGTTACAAATCTTGAAGCAAGAGTTGAAGCACTGGAAGAGGGTCAAGTTCAACCCCGCACAGGTGGAGCATAATGGCAAAGTCCGCAAACAAAGGCAAGAAAGGTTCTGCTGGAGGTAAAAACTCTAAGCAGAACCAAGGAAATGCGACGGCAAACAAAGCAAAAAACGGTGGTAAAAAAAAGTGAGGTATTATGCCACGAGAGTGGAACACTCCGATTCGGGAGCCTTGGAATCCTATAATTAAAAAGTGTCTAGACGCAGTTGATAATCATATGAGACTGTATCTAGATACACAAGAAGAGTGGCACCTATCACAAGCAGAAACCTTAAGAAAATATGTAAAAGATTTGAAAGTTTGGATACATCATCAAGAGGGACGAGAATGAAAAAACTCCTCACGGCAATCGGTCTATCATTAAGTTTAGTTCTTCCCGCAAGTGCTGAAAAAATAGTAAAGAAACAACCCACCGTTCCAGCATATAGTCTGGCAGCGATGGGTTGTATGATTCTATTAGAATGTACTGAAGGTGTTGAGAAACTTACATCAGAATCAGAATTACTCAAAGCAAAAGAACTTGACCCATTCAGAGAAGAAGTCAAGCGTATTTTAGTAGGACTAGAGAAAGTCAATGTTGGTGTTTATATTGCTCCACCCAGATATTTCACACCTAGAACAGTAGGGTTATATAAACCAAAGTATAATCGTCTTTTTATAAATGAAGAGTTACTCAAAGACCCAAGAGAGTTTCTAGGAACACTACGTCACGAAGGATGGCACGTTGTTCAGGACTGTATGGGTGGTGGAATAGAAACAGCATTTATGGCTCAGGTTCATCAAGATGCTGAAATACCATCTTGGGTAATGAAGACCACAAGGCTTTCTTATGAGTCTATGGGTCAAAGTCGTGCTGTGCCTTGGGAGGCAGATGCGAACTGGGCAGAAGAACAGTTAGGTCAAACGGCAAAGCACCTAGAAATGTGTGCGAAAGGACCACTCTGGGAGCAGGTAAGACCCACTCCGATGACGATGGAATGGTTGATTGGATGTGGTTGGATGAAACCCCAAGAAGGTCATAAGGAATATACACCAAATAAAAAAGCAGATTATTGTGTAGAAGGTAAGTTCTAATGCCGCAAGAATTTCCTTGGGGAGTAATGGCGATTCTTGGTCCAGGACTTATCTTTGTTTCGTATATCATTTACTATATACTACGGTTAGCAAACGAGGAGATGAAAGATGAACACAACATTACCAAAGGAAGTCATTCTAAAGGCAGTTAAAAACTGTGTTGATGTTTATGCTGATAAGAATGATTTCATTGTAGATAAGAGTATTCCTGGATATTGTATTCTCGCAATTGAGGGAACCAACGAAACATCAGACTGGGCAACTAATCTAAAATTCTTATTCCGTAGTGAGGATACTCACAGGGGATTTAAAGATAATGCTACCAGAACAATTACTGAGTTAGTATTAAACTTTGAGTCACTAGAGAAGGGTAGAAAACTGATTCTTGCGGGACACTCTCTTGGTGGTGCGACTGCGACTGTTGTTGCTGACCTTATGCTTAAGTCCGCACCAGACCTAGCAATCATCACAATTGGTTCTCCCCGTCCAGGTGGTAGAGGTTTGAAAGAAAGACTGAAGAATGTAGAGCACCTTCGTTTTGTTCACGGCGATGATGTTGTTCCCAAAACTCCACCTTTCTTGACTGGATATGTTCATACTCATCCAGAGATTCATTTAGAAGATGCTGATGATAAGAGATTTGATGGTGTAGAAGACCATAATGCTGTTTACTATTATAACGCAATTGAGAAGTTACTAAAATGAAGAACCTAGCACTTATTTTATCAGCGGCAAGTCTGGCGGTGAGTGGAGCACTATGCTATGGTGCTTATGTGACTTATCAGAAAGCACAGAAGATTCTGGACAACCCAGAAGAGTTCGTCGGTGCTGTTGTAGAGAAGCAAGTCAGCAAAGCATTTGAGAAACTTCCTATCCCCAAACTAAATACTGAGAAGTTCAAGTTACCTTTCTGATGGAAAATAAAGATCCATATATTTACAGAATTCGTGAGATTCATAAAGTAGTCGATGGGGATACGATTGATGCGGATATTGATTTAGGGTTTGATATATCTCTCACTAAACGTATTCGTCTTGCTGGGGTTGATACTCCCGAAAGTAGAACAACGGATCTCAAAGAGAAGGCAATGGGTCTTGAATCAAAAGAATGGTTGAAAAAAAAACTTGAAGGTGCTAAAGATATTATTATCAAGACCGAACTTCCAGACAGTACAGAGAAGTATGGAAGAATCATCGGGCATTTGTTTATTAATGGACAAGAGACCTCATTGAATAATCAAATGATTGACGAAGGTTATGCTCTTGCTTATGATGGGGGAACAAAAGATAAAAACTTTAGTGTATTGTTAGAGAAGCGTAAGAAGTAATCACTTTGAGTGAAACTTTTTGTATTGTTCTTTCTTTTGATTCTTCTGTTCTTTCTTCAGTAACTTATTTACTTTTTTAAGAGACTGACTTTTTTCAAACGCAAAATAAACTTGAAGTTCATAGGGGGTAAGGTCTCTGCTTAAGAGTTTCTTACCCCTTACAAATATCTGTTGAACAATAGGTTTCATCTTACCTACCATCCATTCCACCAAAGATTTCCCAACAAGAGCCGCAGCAACAGAAGCAGTAGCAGTGGTGCCAGCAAGAATAACCTGCTCTTTAGGTGGGATAGGGACTTCTCCGACGATTGGTACTTCAATGACGGGCACTCCTAAGTTACTAGTTTTGGGTGCATCATCGGAAATAATCCGATTATCCTGGGGGGTTTGAACAGATGGAGGCAGTTGAGGGGTAGGGGTAGCATCAGGAAGTCCTCTGGTCTTTTCTTCTTTCTCTTCCTGCTGTTTCTTTTGCTCTGCCCTTACTGCAGCATCAAACTCTTCTTGAGTCGGCACATCAATTATTGGATATTTGATAGTTGTATCAGGCATATTAATGATGGGCATATTAATTTCGGGTATAATAGTTCTACCCGTTCTGCGAGTCACAGGAGGTTCTATAGTTGGAATAATCGGTGGAGGATTACTTCTTATTTGGATTGGTCTGATTTCCATTTGCTACATCCTGTACTCGTGGATACTTCACAACGACATCAGCACAAATTTTCGCATAAGGACTTTCTGGGTGAAATGAAATTCCATTCTTCATTGCTTCACCACACTTTAATAATCTGACTAACTCAAAGTCCAAACGTGCTTTATCTGCTTCTGCTTGTTGTCTTGTAATCTCTGTACGAACCCTTGCTTTACAGAGTTCTTGAAATGAACCATCAAGAGGGATGGAAAATCCTGCTGATAAACCAGTGTTCAGAGAGTTTTGTTGATAAGTTGTTGGGTCGGTGCTACCAGATAGACTATTGTATCCAAAGGTCTGTAAGTTCAGTGTAGGTCCCTGGCAAGAAACACCAGAACCATAAGTATTCACAGAAAAAGGACCCTGAAGCACCTGTACTGCCTGGTTGGTTACATTACCAGTCGCAGATGCTGAGGGTCCTGCAATATTCGTATTAGATGGTGCTTCTGCAAATGCAGGTGCCGCTAAACCGATTATTGTGTAAAGACAGATATAGAATTTGTTACCGATTCTTCGGTAGTTTTGCGATCTATCCATGTTTCTTTCGCAATTCCAGGAGTCAAGTGTGTTTCACTAAACTGGAACGGAGCACCTTGATTGATGATGGTGTAGTTCGCTCCTGGAGCAGGTGTTCCAGGGATGTTGATATTAGTACCAGTGACTGTATAAGATGTCCCAGTGGTATATTCTATTTGTTTGATAACTTCAATCACTTCAGTACGAGTTTTAGTCTCAGAAGTAATTGTGCCACTCGTAAAGTTA